CAAGACCCATACCAAAAGCCGGTACACCTTCTGCTGTAACTTCTTTATTAAATTCATCTAAACTTCCCATCATTTCTAAACCTGTTTTGACAGCTAACTTGGCATGATCCACATTGTTAATAGGTGCATTCCAAAATGCCATCTGAGCATCACCAATATATTTGTCTAATGTACCATTGTTTTCTAATATTTTCTTTGTCATAGCAGTCATATAACGATTCATAATCTTAGTTAAACCTTGTACATCACGACCATAATGTTCACTAATAGCGGTAAATCCACGAACATCAGTAAACATAATTGTAAGCTCTTGTTCATCTCCACCTAGTCTTAATAATTCTGGTTGTCTTTGTAATTTGGCTACTAAATCAGGTGATAGATAACTACCAAATTGTTTCTTGATTTGTTGTTTCTGTAAGAATTCACTTACAAACTTAATTCCATAAGCATGAAGAAGAACCAGAATAAGACCAACAACGATGATAGTGCTATCCAAAAGCCAATGATACATATCATACAAATACATGCTACCATAAATAGTACCGCCGAGAAAAATAATGCTAGTGATAATCCCAACATAAATCCACCTTGTTAAAAATAGTAATAATAAACCTAATATTAATAATACTAAAATCTCTAACCCATCAGCATAATATGGACGTTCAATATTAACTTGATTAACTAATGTACCAATAACTGCAGCTTGTACATAATGTGGGAACTGAGCACCAATTGCAGTAGGTACTGGATTACTTATTCCGGCGGCAGTTGGTCCAATAATAACAATAGCATCATCTAATTTTTCTGGTAAATTTAATAAATTTACACTTTGTGGAGTTTGACTCCAATCAATCCATATACGTCCAAAATTGTCAGTAGTAATCGGACCAAATTTTGGTATACGCATTTTTTCTACACCCAATTCATTTAATTTAACTTGAAATGTAGTATCATCTGATGCTACACGTAATACTTCCATGGCTAAACTTGGATATAGTTTATCATCTACTGTAATTATCAATGGTAAACGACGATTAACACCATCAATTTCCGGCAAGGTATTAACTGTACCTATACCCGCCGCAGCATTTTCTAATATAGATACATTGGAAATAATACCAGAATATTTAATGATACGATCTAAATATTCTGTATTCAATACGGCTGATCCTGGATTTCTTGGTGTGTTTTTAGTTTTTTGTGATGGCACATTAACCAATACAACTGGGAATTCTGTCAATGTTTTAGATAATTTAGTATCACCATTTTGTCTATCTTTTTCTGACATTAATACATTTAGTACTACTAGACCAGCGCCACGTTTGTATAAGTCACGTATGATATCTGAGTATATAGCTCGATCAAGTGGCCATTGACCATATTTCTCTAGAGTATCTTCATCAATATTGACTGTGTAAATGTTTAATGATTTTGTAGGTTGACTGGTGATTAGTTGATCAAAATATCTGAGACGAACTGATTCTACAAATGAATAATCAGCAACACGTATACCAACAATCAGTGCTAGTGTTAGTAATGCTGTCCATGGTGATAGTATAATACGTTTAATCATTATCTATTTGTTAGTGCCTTTTTGTCAAAAACTGGATCACTGAAAACAATCACTTGACCACGCATCATGATATTTTCATCATGAAGATCAGGACGAAATCCTGGTCGCATAACAACTTCATATACAATATCTAATGCAGAAATAAAATCAGGATATTTCTTGCAGTATTCAATAAAGGGAATAAAGCGTGAACTCCAGTTATCTTCTTTTCTAGCAATAACTTCACTTGGAGATATTCTTTCAATTGTTGCAATTTCTATTATAGCATTCATTGGTTTCAACATCATGTATGCATCTTCGGAAATACGAGTCAATTTCTCTGTACGAATAGCCACTACGCCAGGAACAATACGCACGACTCGTGGACTGACAAAATGTGGCATATGTGGATTATCTTTGTGTTGAATAGACGCTTTGATCCATTCAATATAGGCAATATCTGTATCAGAAAATACTTTTAGTACATATGATAGTTGATAATTATCCCATACCGTACCGAATGATCCAGAACCTAATGGTCTGAATCCATTGTCATACAACACTTTGTGCCATTCTAGACCAAGTGGGTACTCAGCAACTTTACGAGGATTTTGTGGCAAGTTTTTGATTTTATTTTTGATGCCAACTAGTTCTGTAATTTTCATCTTAGTTTAGGATTTCCAAATACTGATTCAGTAATAATATTATCAGGTAATTCTCGTTTATATGTCCCATTATCTATCATATGTAGATTAGGATCATTGAATAATTTTTGTAAAAATTGTTGATCTGAAATTGGAGTTAAACCACGCTTTAATAATACATTTCGTAACGAATCAGATGATTCAATCCACCAACCTGATTTTGTCAATAATTGTGTTAATTTTTCTAATGATTTATCTTTACTTGCGCGACTACCATCATGTCCTAAACCTTGTATTTTGTATCCAGTCCACGTTTCATTTGATCGTGCGGGTCGATAGAATATAGCACAATCTACGTCTGGATCTTTGTCAAAATCAACAATAGCCCAGTCACTGGGTAACAGATTACTGATATTATTGACAAAACTTCCCTGTGGGGTATTCTTATAGGCAGTTTGAACAAGAGAAATTAGATCGTCACTTACTTCTGTTTTAGCATCGTTGGAAATATCTAATTCCCAACGATTTTTGGTAAGTTTGATTTCATATAATAATTCATGTATTTTCATACATATATTTATCGTTTTTGCTGGTTACGAGTTCCAGCGTGTACTCTATCTTGTACCCGGTTTATTTTGCGATTTGTGACCAAACTTTATTACGAATCTGATCAGTTAGTGTGTCAGGAAGTGCTACATAGTCCAATTCTGATGCCAAGGCCTTACCGTTCTTGAATGACCAATCAAAAAACTTGATGACTTCTGCTGTGGCTTTGGGATCAGCAGGTTTAGCATAGATCAAGATAAAACTGGCACCAGCAATGGGCCAACTCTTGACACCTGTAGCATCAATAATACTAATACCCATGCCTGGTTTGCTGAACCAGTCGGCATCAGCTGCGGCTGCAGCAAACGATTCTTCGTTAGGGTTTACATAGTGTCCGTCACGATTTTGCAATTGAAGATGTTTGATATTGTTCTTTTTAGCGTAGGCATATTCCACATAACCGATGGCACCTTTAACTCGCGTCACATTAGCAGCAACACCTTCGTTGCCTTTACCACCAACTGAACTGGCTGCGGGCCATTTAACAGCATTGCCTTTACCAATCTTGTCTGCCCAGTCCTTAGATACTGTGGCAAGATAGTCCGTAAAGTGATAAGTTGTTCCGGATCCGTCAGCACGATGTACCACTGTGATGTTTTGATTGGGCAACTTTTTACCAGGATTCAGTGCTGCTATCTTGGAATCATTCCAATTGAGAACGGTACCTTGATAAATTTCAGCCAACACTGATCCAGTTAGTCTCAGTTCGCCTGGCTTGAATCCATCTAAATTGGCTATTGGTACTACACCACCTAATATGGCTGGGAATTGCAGCAATCCCAACTTATTCAAAGTGTCTTCTGATACTGGGGCATCACTTGCACCAAAGTTTACTGTTTTGTTTGTGATTTGTCGAACGCCACCTGAACTTCCAATGCTTTGATAGTTAAATCTTACGCCAGTTTCTTTGTTGTAAACTTCTGCCCATTTGGCATAGATAGGATATGGAAATGTTGCACCAGCACCCGTGATTTGTTGTGCCGATGTTGTAAAACTTGTCACTGCTAATATTAGTACAGCTACTATTTTGTTCATTGTATCTCCTTTATGTACTAAGTATTTACAATAATAGTAGTATATTATTATTACAGTTTTGTTACAAATTTTTCCTTCTTTTCATCTACTGGATCAAATGGTCTTGATGGATTCTTAGGTCTTGTATGTTTAAACCAACTCATAGTAGTCTCCTTGAAGTACTATGATATTTATTGACCTTGTTGTACTATAATAGTACCACAATTAGCAGTAGCGCAAGTATGAGTTAAAGAATATGTTTGTTGAGTAGACCCGGACTGAATACTATTCAGTCCAGTTGTATTACCATGTAATTGAACTGCGGATTGATGATTACCTGATCCTTGTTGTAATAGATTTACACTTTTATTCCCGCCAGTTAATGATATTGAAACATCATGATTACCATTATCTTTTTGTTGTATAATTAATGAATTATTGTTATCAGTAACAATGACATTAACCGTTTTATTACTACCCCATTGCTCAATACTGGTGATATTATTTTTACCCACTTGATTAATCATAACAGAATTATAATCACCAATTTGTTCAATATATATTGAACTTTGTGCATATGAATTAAAAACTATGAATAAGAATAGCCATCTCATCGTTTTACTCCAGAATTTTGTTTAATCATTACAAAATTACCACCAGGACTTCCATCTCCTATCAATGCAGTGGCCACAACATCATTATGAATTACAATAACATTAGTATTAGATTGATGTCCAACAGTTTTTACTTCAACATAATGTTCATTCTCTGAATTTCTAAATGCAATTCCTCTTCCTCGGCCTTTTTGATCGACAGCATCTGGTTTTTCCCATGACACACACACTTGAAATTTTGGATTACACCCGCTTTTTAATGCTGTCTCTGTCATACCAATAATACGAGATTGTTCTGCACTTTCTGCAACAAGTTTTTTAAGTTGTTGTTGAGATTGAATTTCCAATTCTTCTAATTCTATTTCACGCTTAGATTTACCACTTTCTTTTATCGCTCGTTGAACTTCTGGTGGTTTACTAATAATTAGTGTGTTATTTAATTTACTCTCAATTGTATTGACTAAAGTTGGTGTTGTTGGGCTGACAGTTGCACTAGCGACATATGTGGCATGAAATGCTTGATTTAGAGTAACTGTTCCTGTTAAAGTACTTACATCAATTTGACCAACCTTACAACGATTTTCTTCCAATTCATATTTCTTAACATCGTTTTCATCTTTACAACTTGGTATTAAAACAATTAAACTTTGACCAGATTCATCAACAGTCATAGTAAAGTCTGTTCCACGAACTGCCACCGTAGCAGTTGGTGTTTTAATGTCAACTCGTTGTGGGTTTGTTTTGGCAATTTGTCCACTGGCATAACGAACTGTTCCCATTCCCACTTTAATGGCTAATTTTCCAGCATCAGATTTTTTAGAATCATATACAAAATCATCAATTAGTAATCTACTATTTTCAGTAACTCGAACTTTTGTATCATCTTTGAATGTAATATGTCCTACGCACTTATTAGTAACATAAATATCCATACTGTGAATTGTGCTATTTTTTTCACCAGTGATTTTACTTTTGTTGCGATGTATTTCGCATCCAATTCCGTCATGACTACTTACAGTTCCTATTTCTGCATAAGAATTAGTCGCCAGTAATATTAATACCAACAACATTAATCTCATTTTATCTCGCCACTGCAGTTAATGGGTTAATAATAGAACTACTACTGGTTCTAACTGTAACAGTGTTATTACTTCCAGTAGTTCTGATATCAACATTAGTGTCATTAACGCCCTGTTGTTGAATAATGTAACTATTATAATCACCAGTAACCGCTAATTGTAATTCGTGTCCATCAACTCCAGCTACATCAATTTGTTGACTGTCTAATTTGTTGTTATTACCAATAATACTAACATTACTAATTCCACTTGAACTTTTTAATTCTTTAGTAATTTGATTAGTATTTCCTGTTGCAACAATTGTACTAGTAATGTCATTTCCAATCACTGTTTGAATTATATTATTAGAATTACCGGTAATTGTTTCAGTGATATTATTTCTTAAATTTGTGGCTGATAGTGCAGTTCCAACATTTAATTTAGAATTATTTAAATTTCCAGTTATGATACTAGTGTAAGTATTATTGTTACCATAGATATCATATTGATTTAAATTACTATCTCCAGTTTGAGTTATGGATACTGTGTTAGTATTACCAGTAATGGTTGCATAATTAGAACTACTTGGAGTAATATTACTAGTACCCCCAACACCATTTGTTCCACCAACTTGTTCTATGGTAATAGTATTACTACTACCAATTTGCTCAATATATACTTTATTTGGTCCAGTACTAGCGTTTTGTGCCATGACTGATCCAAATGATGATAATATTAAGACAAATAAACTATTGATTATTATTTTTGTTTTCATAGTTATTCCTTATTTTTTAAAATTCCAGTGTCCCTTTTTGACACCTTCATTAATTGTTCCTACGACTGCCGCTTGTATAGCGAGAGCGGTGGCACGATTAATACTTTCATTGATACTGGCTCCAGTTTCTGCTTCAATTGCCTGTGTTCCATTATCAACAAATTTCAATACTCCGAGTTTGTCCATATAACTTAATACTGTCTTGGTTACCGTTACGGAAGTTAGTATTTCCCCTGTAGCTACTGATACTGTTCTGAGTGTTACGGTTACTGTGTCACTTTGATATTGAGTGCTGGCTCCAATACCAAATAATCTTAATCCACTACCACCAGTTATTAAATTACTATCATAACCAACAATAGCACCCTCAATAATAATTCCAGCAAACATCATTGGTGGTAATGTTTTTGCATCACGACCTTGATATTGTTCGCGCATTTGTCTAATCATTTGTCTTTCTTTGATTAAATTTTCTAAACCCACTCGTTCTAATACCGTAAACCAACGACCATTACCTACATCTTGTAATGCTTTAATTAAATAACTATCTCCACCTTGAGTGACGGCTGAACTTAAACTGGCAATATTTGGAACACTTTTACGCTGACCGGTTTTATCCATAAATCCATAAACTGCCACAGTTATTGGCCCACTTTCTGGAGGTTCTACTTGAAAATTGTCTCTAGTAAATACTGTTTCTTTTTCTATAATAGGGTCATCAAATTGTCTTCCAGTCATTTTTTCTCTGAGAAAACTACTAGTGGCACAAGAAGATAACATTAACCCTGTTAGTATCAAGGATAAGATTTTTATTATCATTTTTTATCCTTAAAAAGCAAAAGTACCAGCCGGCACTTTCATAGTGGTAACTTGATTGGCATTAGTTAAACTAATAATACTAATTATTATCATTCCACGATCACTACCATCACCTAATTTCCAAGTGATTGAATTTCCACCCAGATCCGGAATAGTTCCACAAACAATACCGGCTTGTGTGCAAGTTGCACCTTCACCAAACATACTATCGGTGAGTTGTTTTGCCAATTGTGAATATATTCTACTTTCTAAATTGGCAATAAATCTTGCCTGCGGGGTATCTTTTGCCGCGGCTTCGATTTTTGCTTTTAGAGCCTCGGACGCAGCAGTGTTTTTATCCTTGGCTTGATCTTCAAGTTGTTTGATTGTCAGTATGTGCGAACTATAACCAATTCCACCAAATGCCGGACTATTAAAATTAAAATTTAATTCCCCAGAATTAGCAGCAAAACAAGTTACGAACAGCACACTTATTATTATTGTTTTCATACTGTTCCCTAGCTAGTCATCTTAAGATGACCCGACTATTAGTATTTAGAACAGTATGTACAAAAGATATGTGATACTATATTGTGTAGTATCGTAAAATGATTAATCAATAAATTCGTAACTAAGTTTTAGTGCCTCATGTAATTGACTAGTATTAACATCGTGTTCTTTATAACCCTCAAGTAAACATTGCCAATAATTCACTGATGGGGGCGAAAATGAATCTTTACTAGTCATAGTATACACCCAACTATCATATATTTTATTTTGATATAAAATAGGAACAATGATTCTGGTATAATAAGTTGGATATCCCTCTAGACGATCCAAACTGTCTAAACATTCATCAGTGATTTCCCATAATACACCATTGGTTTTTGATCCTGATTTTGACACCACATCGGCGTGAATATTGAATTTAAATTGATAGTCAAATAATAAAGCGAAACCTAAACTAACGGAATCTGGACAGCGATATGTCATCTCAGATTTATTAGTGTTCATTCCATATGCAAAATAGTAATATTTCTTTTTATTATTCATCACCAATCACTCTCATCCGAAATGATAACAGTAAATTCACCTTCTTCGTCTTTATGAGTAACGATAAAGGTAGCAATTAATACTGACCCAATACCATTACTATTTTTCTGTGATAGCGTTACGCTACCATGATCTCCACTCTCGTTCAGTTGATTGAACAGAGCATACAGTCGTTCAACTTCTCTATGATTCATAGTAATTGTTTTCATCATTCAATTCCGAAATATTTAAGTATAACCTCTTGAGATGAGGTGTCATGCGTCAGTGCCCAATGTTCAAAAGCAATATTGCCACATTCTTTCACAATCAACTCGGCGAACTTTTGATTGACAATATTTGTAAGTTCATCTTCTTCGTATACCGGTCCACGATTTCTACGCCGATTATTATAGTCATCTTGGCCAAATTGTGCAGCCTGTTTGTATAGTTCCTTAATTCGTTCGTTCATTCTTCAACTCCTGCAATTCATCCATCTGATTTCGTCGGCACATAATCTTGCGCCAAACTGTTTGTCACCACCGTTGCTTTCTCTAACAACGTCACACCTTTGAGCACATTCCTCCACAAGCAACTCAGCGAACCTGTCAGCAAACTTTGTCAAGTCTTGCATGTCCATTACAGACCATGTGCATGCAAATCTCTCATCTAGAGCTTGCCCCATCAGTAGTTTAATTTGTTCGTTCATTTAAAAAGCCATCCTTTTAATTGAATTACCAATCCATCTGAGTATTCAGCACGGATTGTACAAGTGCCCAACAATGCCAAATACAGTACAGTCCACGTAATTGTTCTAATTATCATTCTTGTACTCCGAAATGTTGTTTAATCTTATTGGCAATAATAGCACCCATGTCATCTTCTCTATGACTAGATCCTAGAGCAAGGTCTATACATTTGTAAGCAATCAATTCGGCGAACTTTTCCATATTATTGGGTAGTCCTATAGCCAAATAATCTTTTGAGTATCCAGCCTGTTCAGCAAGTTCTCGAATTCGTTCGTTCATTTTATTTCCTTAAAATATAGCATTTGAGTCTCGTTTTTTTATGGCTCTACATACTGGGCCAAGCGCAGAGTAATAGACTATACGAGCCGATGTGGAATGAATTCCAAACTCTTGCCCGATCTCTTTGAAAGTCATATCGTGAAATACGCGACAAACGAAAACATCAATTCTTAGCTGTCTTGTTTTTTCAAATTTAGTACTTTTAATAATTGCATCTAAGGCAATTTTAGATATTTCATGTTGATAGACCGTCATTTCTGAATCAGTTAACATAAATTATTCTTAAAATGTATTGAGTGTTGAGTTATATTTACGAATCAATTCTCGCTCACGAGTATGTGCCGCTAAACGACCACGTACACTTTCTACAAATCCGTATGTAAAACTTTCGGATCCATAATCACGAATACTAGTAGACAATGACCAACCTTTGTCTTCGGTCAAGGCGCGTTGTACATGTTTTTGAATGCGGCGCTTGAGTGTTTTTTGAATTCCACCCACATTCTTGACAGTGATTCCTATATACTGATCACCAGTCACTATGTTGTTAATAACATAGATCAAGTGAGTACAATCGTTTCGGCGTTTTCTTGTTTTCGTCATCATAAGTACATTATAGACTATAATGGATTTATTGTCAAATTAAGAGTATTTTAGTGTTGTATTAAAACAACACATTGACACAGCGATTTTGAGCGAGTTTTTTGAGATTTTAACACTCAACTACACTATATTAATTTAAATGGCTCTGGTGACGGCTAAATCAATCTGATTATTAGTCCATGAGCGTAAATTATCATCATAACTACATTAACAGCCAATATACTATACTCACGAATTCTTAGTGACCAAATGATCCAAAATACACTACCGACATTTAGCAAATATAAATTAAGTGGGTCAAGTTTATAGCTAATAGCTAACGCTCCCAAGATGGTTAAAATCGTGGCAGTCCATTTTAAAAAGTTGTTTAATTTTATCATAGACTGATTATATTATAAACTAGATTTATTGTCAAGTAAATTTGAGTGATAATATACTATAGTTATTTTTTATATCACTAACATAAGTAAATAATAGTTCATTGATAAATAAAAATATGATTACTATACACGATTTATATACAGATCATTTATTATTATTATCGGCGAAACAACCTAATAAAAATTGGGCAGAATCCGACTCAGAATCATTATATAAAGAAAATCTTAAAACACAATCGGAAGATTGGTATTATCGAACACATTCAATTACATATAAACACAACTCGAACAAATACAGATGTGCTGAATGGAATGATATAACTTGGAGTAATAGTTGGATTGTATTAGGATGTTCTAGTGTAGAAGGTATTGGTCTGGATGAATCTGACGTATTATCTACCAGACTTTCTGAACTATTAGATAGTCCTGTAATAAATTTAGGTGTAGGCGGAACTGGAGCAGATGTTACATTGTTTAATAGTATACGATTAATTGATAAAAATATAAGACCAAAAGGAGTAATTATAATAAATGGCGATTTTACATTAACTCGGCTTTCATTATTTACATCGAGAGGATCAATAGCCATTGGAAATTGGAGTTTTGATAAAAAAATAAATCAAGGAAAATTTTCAAATTTGTATTCATTATGGACCAATGAAGCAGGACACTCAGAAACATATTCTTATATGTGTCTTAGAGGAGCAATTTCCATGTGGAAGACTGAAAACATACCAACATTTTATTTCAATATTGAACGAGATTTACCTAAAAAAAGTGACTTGGCAAGAGATTTGTCACATTGGGGTAGAGAAACAATAAAATTGTGGGCAAGGTCTATTGTAAACACAATTATAATTCAGTAGATATTTTTAAATTGATCTATTATAAATACAAAAAGCCCCAAACCGTTAGGAATGGGGCTATAATTAAATTGTTAGGCTGCCATTTGACGTTGATATTCTGTCAATGATTTGAATCTGTCTGCCGCATAACTGGCAGCAAATGCCTGTGGTTTAACCAATGGTATAACCCCACACATTCCTTTGATATATCCCATGGCTTCGTTTACTACGATACTACTATTATGAGCCTCATTTGGATTTATATCTAGATGAACTTCAATATCATGAGCAACAACTTTACTCAATTTAAGATACAAATCCGCAATTTTATAAACTTCTGTCATTAGACGCATACGTGGTTTATTAGATTGTTGATCATAGTCACGTTCTCTATTAACGGCACCAAAAATCTTACATCCGTTATTGCCATTAACATGTACTACAACTGCGGTAATATAGTCGGCGTACCAGATATCATTTAATTGAAAACGTTCACTATCACACCCAATATAAATCTTGGTGTCTGTGTCACAAGTTTCCAGAAATGCTACTACTTCGTCTATATCTATTTGTTTCTTATACATGATACTCTACCTTTTATGTTTGTTAAAACCTCTATTCTTTTTCTGTGATCTATTTAAAGCCTTAAATAAATAATCCCGTTTGACTAATCCACTTTCAATATCAGCAACTGCCTGATGTACTGGAATCAACTTTTTTTTATATTCACCTAAAATATAAAGTCCAGATTCTGCATATTTACTATATCGAATTTCTTTAATTTCTTTGGTTCGTGCAGCTCCCATCAATACTGATTCATAAAGATTAATACTTGTACCAATTACGCTATCATTTTTCATATTGTTTCCTAGTTTTAAAATATAATTATAAGCATTGTAATGTAAACCACGTGGCATATTCGCCACGTTTAAATGCAAATTGTTTTACCCCAGATTTATTTGGATTAGATGTAATTCTGGAAATCCAATCATCTTTACAAAGTCGTTTTCTACACCATTCTGATAATTCACGATAATGTAATTCATTTCCAAATTCATCTGAATAAATGTCTTGAGATTTGTAAAGATTAGTTCTGGGAACATCAATTACTGTCCATCCTTGTCTAATATAATATCTAAATCCTCGTTGATTCATATATTTCCTTTAATTGTCTTCTAAATTATCTACTACAATCCAACCTAATTTTAGTAAATCTGTTCTAATTTCATCAGTAACTACACTTTCTGAAACATACTCACGATTATCTTCATCTAGTTCGGGTATGTATCCATCTAACCCGTAACCATCTTCTTGACTACCAATACCGCTACAGTACCAATCAATGTAATCACCTTCTTGTTTCATATTGGAAATGATTCCACCAGCACTACGCCAGCTGGCTGACCAATAATTTTCTTTTAAGATTTGAATTACATCTTCTTTTATAAAATCATTATTACATATTGCGGCATAAAGATTTTGAGCATAGTTATCGCTATTTCTAACTTTTGCTAGAATCCAATCTGTGGTTCTTAAATCCCACTCCATATTATTCTTTTGCCATTCTGGATCAGATTCATGTTCAAGATCAAGTTTATCCCAACTTTCATACAAATCTATCATACTTTTAACATTTGAATCAGTCATACTTTTACCGTTCTCTATAACACGTTTAATATAATTTTTTTTTTGAAATGTATTTCTTTCTGGACTTTTGCTAAGATTATTCATAGTTAAACTTTATAAAATGGTGGATCGTGACGGGTTCGAACCGCCGACTTTTTCCGTGTAAAGGAAACCTTCTACCGCTGAATTAACGATCCAAAAGTTTTACAGATAAATAAATGTCATTACAATTCCAAGTAGTAATAATAAAACTGTAAAAATTGTAAGTGTAATTTCTAATAATTTGGGAAATTTTGATGACTCAAAAACCTCTTCAATTTCACTTGGTTTTGGAATATTATCAATTTCAATATTTGACTTTGGTAAATCATTAACAGAATTATTTTGATAATGATTTACAAAAACAATTACTACTAAAACTAATAAAATTATAATTAAAATTGGTGACATATTATTTCCTTTTAAATAATGGTACGAGAGACGGGACTTGAACCCGTAATCCTTGCGGCGACAGATTTTAAGTCTGTTGTGTATACCAATTCCACCACTCTCGCATTTAATCTTTACCGTCTATCTCCTGGATTACAGGTGACATTGTACATACTACCCTGATATAATGTTTTCTGCCAACAAACTTGACCACGAGGTCCCATTACACAGCCAGATAACATTACAATCATGACAACTAATAGTGTCTGTTTCATATTAATTTATCTCAATTAAAACAATATAATAAATTTAACTTTTTTCTAATGTAAAAATGGTCCGGCGACCAGGAATCGAACCTGGATTAATAGCTTAGAAGGCTACTGTTCTATCCGTTGAACTATCGCCAGATATTAATTAATACTTTGAAGTTGAAAACTTTTTCAAATGAATTAAGTCAGACGGTGAGACCGCAGACTCTTTGACAACTGCTGATTGATTAATGGGAATTAAATATCGTTCTGTACCATCCTTTACTATATCATGATTATAGATCATGATTTTTGGATCAACTTTATAAATCCATCCATCAGATGAATGTTTATAACGATGATGAGGTACAGAGACAAAGTAAATAAAATCAACATTCAAACATTTTTTAAGTTGAGATTTAGGAATAGTAAATGAATTTTTCAGTACATATGGATTTTGAGTTTTTACCTCAATTTTAAGTCCATTAGCCATAAAATCTTTTTCTGAATCAAATTTATCTACTGAATGAGATATTGTTTGTCCAAGAGAACTAAGATAGTTAATAACTACTTTTTCTCCCGCTAATCCTAATTCTCCAGATTTGTCAATATAAGCCATAATTACCCTAATAATATTAAATGGTGCCCCCACCTGGACTCGAACCAGGGACCAAAGGATTATGAGTCCTCTGCTCTAACCAACTGAGCTACAGGGGCATTTCTGTCAATCTTTCATTCTAAGATACTATTATACAACATTATTGATTTATTGTCAAGTATTATATATCCAAATTGTAGAATATTCTTTGTCAAGAATTACATTTAATGAGATTTTTTGTTAATTTTCTACTACACCGACTAGATGAAGTCGATGTTGATCAGAACAATTTATAAATGTATGAGATTTAGTTGTATCAACTTTCCATACATATCCTTTTTTTAAATTTGTAAGTTGTCCAGTACGAAAAAGAAAATAGCATTCTGAATTGGTTATTAATGGAATATGAATTCTAGAAGTATCATCTTTGTGTATACTATAACACGCATACGGTCCAACCCACATTAGTCTAGTTCTAAGTAGTTTGTATTTGTCAATTAATTCTTCAAATATAGTATTTTTAAAAAAAGGATTTAAATTAGTATATGAAAGTTCCTCTCCTTTACTTTTTCCGACTGCACTGGTCCACGGATCTTCATTATCTTTATATTGCAATCCTGTTTGTTTACCTTTATGTTCATAATCGGTCCATTGCATATTAAGTTCTAACAAATTGTATGAATCTAATACTAGTTGGTAGTTTATTGTTTCTAAAATTTTTATCATGATAATATTATATTGGCCGCCTGATCTTCTGTAATATAGTCTGTTGTTGTAAAATGAGGGTACTTTTTTAGAATCTTTTCTGTACCTACATATGCAAACCATTTGTATTTAACCCTACATATCCCACTTACCCGATTACTCATTTCTTTTAATATAAGTTTTTCTGCCTGATATTTTAGTAAATCTTGTCTATCTTTTGGTAACAGTTTTATATCTGCTATTCTACTACCTACATTAATTATTGTCTTATTTTTATCTTTCCACTCATGAAAAATTTCTAAAAATAATAATGTTTGTCCAAACTCTGATGTTGCATTATTAATAAAAACATCACAATCATATGATTCTTCGATAATTCGGCGTCTATCAGTGATATTAGTTATATCGTAACCCGTAGATAAACTAAATCCTATAGCATCAGGAGTTAGTCTTTCATATAATCGTTTGCCAATACCGGCTGTGTGTCCTGTAATTGCATAAGTTGTCATTCTTTAAACCTCAATGTTATTCCTAATTTCTCACCATTCATTTTAGATGTGCAATGTATTTTTTTATTATTAAAGATTATCATACTTCCAGGCTCAAATGGATATGCAGTACCCGATAATTCGGATAGTGCATGCTTTGGATAGTGCGATAGATAATCATTATATAAAGTTTCGTTTATTGATTTTCCGGTTTTATTTGTAATAGGATATTCATGAGGATAACCTTTTACACCTATATTTGTTGAAAAATACATTACGGGTTTTTGCATACACCAAGTAACACTATCTTGTTCCCACTCTTGATCAAATATTATTAAACTGGTTCGTGATCCAGTATACATCAACGGTATCACAACATTTATAGTATTGTCCTGATAGGTTTTATAATCAGTATGTGGTAAGTATGGAATAGAGTGTTTATAAAAATTTCCACTTTTG